CCCCTACGAGTTTGTTGACCGATAGCGTTTGAATCTCTTTCAAGAGCAAACATAAGTCCTTTGAATTTTTCAACAGACCATCTACCGTTTGAGTCAGTATCTAAGTCGAAGATACCAGCAGTAGTTGTGTTAACTTGAGCACCAGCAACAGCAGATACATAGATGTTTCTTACAACTTCTCTGTTTATTTCTGCAAGTATTTCAGCAGATAAGATATTTGCAAGTTCTGTTTCTGCATCTAGACCGTGTATTGCTTTAAGGTCTTGAGCAAGTTCCATTGTGTACTCAGCTTTCATTGCACGAGATACAGCAGTAACAGTATGTTTTTCAATACTGAAAGCCATTTCTGTGAAAGCGTTAGTTGAACTATCCCCTAATGCTTCACCTTGTATTGTTGTCATACCAGTTGCACTAGTATAAGTTCCAGCAGATGGAGAGTCATTTAATACAGCAGGATTAGTTTCTGTTGAACCAATATCACCACCACCGATTGTACCAGCTTTGTTTTGGTTTGAGATATCAGGCATTGCTTCATCAGCAAGTGCTTCTGCACCGTCCATTGATGCAAATCTTGCTCTCATTGCAAAGATAAGACCAGTTGGGCCAGTCATAGGTTGCACACCACAGATATCATATGCGATTAGGTTTGGCATTGCTCTTCTAACTAGAGATATAAGAATCGGATCCCATGTGTCAAAAGATGCGTTAGGAGTACCTGAACCTGAGTAGTTGGTTGGTACTGTTTCTGTTAAAAAGTTTCTGTCTTCATTTAAAGCTTTTTCTTGGTTTTCAAGAATAACTGTAGTAACGGCACGCCTGTAAGAATCCTCGATTTTTGGTAATTCTGGATGCTCTAGGACTGGCTGCCACTTTTCTTGTAGATGTTCTGTCTGAAACATTTGTTTCTCCTTAATTTTTTCTACTATTATTTATAAATTTAATCATTTTTGCACTATTGACCTTTAGCAACTCTACCGATAGCAGACATATATGCTGTCATAGAATTACTTACATCAATGTCCTGTGCGTTGCCAGTTTCTACATTATCAACTGTTTCTGCCACAACTGTTTTTACTTTTGGGAAATAGTTTTCTTTTAAAGTTTCTAACTTTTCTTTGTAAGAATCTTCATCTTCGAAATCTACATCTTCAGTTAATGACTTAAACTTTTCAATTTCGGTTTCGGCTAAATCTGAACTCATTTCAGATATAACCTGTTCTCTAACTAGTTGAGCATTGTTAGTTTTCATTGAAACATTTCTTTCGATTGCTTCATTTAACTTTGCTTCTAATTGAGAAATCTTCTCTGATTGTGCTTCCAATACGTCATACTTCTCGTTTGGAATATCAATATAATGGTCTTCAAACAATTGTTTCAATCCAGAAATAAAGTCCTCAGCAATTTCACCTTTTAATCCTCGTTCAATTGCTAATTCGTTTTCTTTAGTCCATTCTTCACAAACATAGTTAAGATATGTGTCAACTTTTTCAGTTAACTCATCTTTGTTTGTGTTTATATTTTCATCTAAATCTTTGCGATAATCATCTTCTATTCTAGATACTTCATCACGCACTTTAGATTTTACTGCAGCTTCAAATACTGTTGCAGCTTTGCGTTTGAATTCTTCAGATAAATCACCTTCGCCATTCATAAGAGCATCTACATGTTCTTTAACATCTATTTCTTTTACTCTTTTTTCAACAGCTTCTGATTTTTCTTTTTCTTCTTCAGAAGGTTCTTCTTCTTCCTCTGGAGAAGTAAAAGCAGCATAAAGTTTTTCTAATTTTACTTTATTCATTTTACCCATACCATTAGCAATTGTATCTTTTATTTGCTCTTTGGTCATAGATTTTTTCTCAGAAAGGTCTTCACCTTCGTGTTCTACTTGGTCACCAGCAGCAAGAGATTTACTCGTTGCACCTGTACCATCAGCTTTTGCTTTAGGTTTGTCCATTTTATCTGCTTTTCCCTCACCCTTTTGTTGTGCATCGCCTGAAACTTCTTTAGCTTTTGCAGCAACTTTTTTGGCAGGGGCATCTTTTTGGTCTGGTGATACAACTGGTTTACCAGTATCTTGTACTTCACCTTCTACTTTGTCCATTGGTTCTGCT